ATAAGGGGTTGATAATACAATAGCACCACCACCAGTTGCTAATGTTTGTTGAGCCGAAGCCCAAATCTCACCAATTTGATCAATAAATGCTGCCTCATCAACTAATAGTAATGATACTGCTTCTGATCTACCAGCATCACTACTTGCAGATGTTGCTTTAATTTGAGACCCATTATTTAATCGGAGTGATAATTTGTTATTTTCATCAGCTGGTATTTTAAGCCATGAAGGTAAATTTTCATACATGAATTTTACTTTCGTAACCATATTACGAGCTGTCTCTTGCTTAGTTGCAATACAAAGTACATTTTTATCTTTATGGAAAGTCATTAACCATAAAGAATAACCTGCAGATAAAGTAGATATACCTAACTGACGTGATTTTAGAATAATTGAGTATGGGTTATCTCTTAATAAACGTAACGTTTTTTCTTGAAATGGGTATAGATTAAAAATAACACGCCCACGTTGTGGGTGTTGTATATGACAATACTTCTTCATAAAATGTGCTGGATCTTGAGCACATTTCAAATATTCTTGTCTTATTATTTTTTTTAAATCTTGACTCATTTTCCAAGTTTCCAGTACATGCTAAATCCTAGTATGGGTTGGAAATCTTGATTTAACCCTACTCCAGCACCATATACCTGTTTATTTTTAGTTCTATATAGTAATTCTCCTCCTAAATAATTTATTTGGTCTGTTCTACCTTTTAAACCAAACCCAACATAAAATTCTCTATTATTAACAAAAACAGTATTAGTAACTGTAGTAGTTGGGATAAATATATTAGGTTGAATTTCTCTAAATAATATAGAATTTCTACTTATAGTATCATTTATAACAATACTCCCCAATGAATCTAAACTTAAAGTATCTGTATAAAAGTATTGGGCGTAATAATCTTTTAATATACTTAATGTATCAATATCAGCAGGAATAGTATCGTGGATAGTTTTAATTTTAGTCCTCCATTTAGGGACATATACTAAACTATCAATTTTTAAAGTATCCCATTTAGTTATAGTTTGAGTAATAGTTATAGGTTCGCTTTTTGTTATGATTTTATTTCCTTCCCCACTACAAGCCCTCATAAGAAGGATAATCGCAACTAATACTACAATAAGTAGATTTTGAATATTTTTAAAGAAGTCCTTCAAGCTCTTTTTTAATTTTTGTTAGTTCTTTTAACCGAGCTAACATTTTTGTTTTTTCTGGTTCTTCAGCATCTTTATATTTTCTAACCAACTTTTTCATTTGGTTAGTAGTTTCACCTAATTTATTAGCAATTTTAGAAACAGAGTCTCCTTTTTTAGCAGCTTTACTTGCTTGCTTATCCATATCATCTTCTTCCTCTTCTCTAATACTAAGACTATCTAAAGCATCCATAGTACCTTCAAAACCCGGAATATCAGCAGGTTTATCAAATTCTCTTTGTTTTAATGCTGCTTGGATAGCAAACACAGCATCTTGCTCTGAATAATCATATCTTTTAGCCATTGCTTTAATAAAGCGATCTAATGCTTTTATTACTTCAGGATTTAAAGATTCTGATAAAGAATCACCTAAATCATCTCTATGACCTTTAGTTGTTTCTAATTCTTTATTTAAATCAGCTTGGGCATCAATATCTTCTTGATCTGCTTCTGCTAAAATTTCAAAAATTTCTTCTTGAATTGACTTTTTTAATTCTGATTTTTTCATTATAAGTAGATTTTTGTTATAAATATCACAAAGAAACTGCTTGTTTAAGTAATTTTATACGTTCTTCTGTACTACCTGATAGAGTATGTAGGTTTTTAATTCTGTGATTATACTTATTTATTAAAGTATTAATAGTAAAATCAATTAAATCTCTATAATTAGCATCTGTTTCACGAATACCATTATCCTCAATCTCTACCCCTACAGGTGAGACATAAAATATGTAATCGTATTCCCTAACTAAATGAGCAGCTAACGTTTCAAAATCTTCTTTATCGTAAATATCCATTGAAGTAGAACAATTAGCAAACGCCATAACATCAATTACAGTTCTATCTGTAATTATATTTTCTACCATTAATTCACTTGACCTCTCAGCTAAAAATACACATTGACCCTTTAATGTTGAATCAGTATTCAATGGAATACCTTGTGACATTAATTCTTTAGAACGCTCAGTTCTAGTTGTATAATCTTTAAATTCAGGTAGCTCTTTAAGAGCATTGACAAGTGTAGTTTTTCCTACACTCATTGTACCACATAAACCTATCTTCATAACTTATAATTTAATTAGAGAATCTTTCACTTCCAAGCATATATTGAAGAACTGATTCAGGAATACCTGAATGTGTAAATTGTTCTAGTTTAGCTAATGCTTGGGTTACATCTTGAGCTATAATAGGAACATTTTTAATATTACCTTTATCAGTGTATGTACACTCATATATTAGGTTATCTTTTACTTTAGATGTTCCTACTAACTTAATTTCTAGTACAGCAATATCTCTTCCCATATTTTGGATAGATTTTATTAACTCACTATTTTCTTTTTTATATTTTTTCTTAATCATAACTAAAATGGTAAATTATTATAATCATCTTCTTGTGATGAACCTGGCATTACTCTATAACTATCACTATCAAAATGTTGAGTTGATACCTCAAATATACAACTTCCTTCTTCAATAGCCAACATTTGATGTGGTTGTCCTGGCATTAGATGAATACAATCTCCTTCTCTAACTATTTGTTCTTTTATTTCTGTTGTTTCAGTATCAATCCAACTATATAAAAATTCTCCTTTAGAAATATACCATGCTTCATCTTTTAATAGATGAAAATGCATAGAGAATTTTTTATCTTTTTTAAATACTAATAATTTACCACAATAAAGTTCATTATTAATAATCCATAACTCATGACCCCATGCTTTTTCATGACGTTCACCTTGATATGGTTGGGCTTCTATTGTTAAATCTCTCATTAATTTCTATTTTCTCCTGCTCTACCTTTTGATGTTTTGTACCAAGGTAAGCCTTCTCTTTCTTGCATTATAGAATTATATTCTTCAGCATCATATTCATTACCATTTAAGAAATAAGATTTTTTAAATTCACTATCTTTACTATGAGGAATAATAGCAGGACCATCCCATTTATGATGTTTCCATACTTCTTCATCTTGCATTCTTATTAAATGATGAGTTGCTCCTCTTGAATTAATTGTTTTTTCTTCGTATAATTTTTCTTTTGCCATAACTTAATTTATTTAAAAGTGTTCGTGAAAATCTGGGTATTCTTTATTTTGGGTTAATATATAATCTGCAACATATGTTCCTTGTGCTCCTGATACTGTAATACCTCTTGCACTTAACGCATCACCTACAAAGTGAACATTATTATAATCAGCTAATGCTAATGTATCATAATCAACTAATGGTTCAGGTGATAGATACTTAACTTCAGGTACATACACCCCCCAATCATCACCTAATGTTGGAAATACTTTTTTCATATCATCAATGAAATCATCAATGTATTTGTAGTAACCTTGAAATGCATCTCTTATCTCATCCATTTCATCAACTGTAACAGCACTTACATCTATACCTTCAGATGTTGTTGATGGTTTGCGAGTTGGGCTATAATATAATCCAGTACCATCTTTATTTACTTTCTTTACTAAATCTCTAGACCAATCAAATGGTTTATCAATACCTGGTATTTCCATTAGAATACCAAAATTGGTCATGTCATTTCTAAATGCTTCATCTTTTTTAGCATGCCCATTGTAACTATGATTTCCATACGTTTCTTCAACGGCAACATATGCTGCATTGTTGTTTGTACAGAAAGAACGTAGTGATACTCCTTCATCAAATTTTCTATATAATTTAAAGTCATAACTAATATCAATTAGTTTCTGAAAGTGTTTTTGTGGTGCTTCAAATCGAACACCAATTTGTACTGGTTTAGGTTCAGTAGGTAATTTGTAATCTGTAGCCAATTGCTTACCAAAGTCAATACCTGATTTACCTACAGCAAACATCAAGCGATCGTAATTAATAGGCCAATTTTTAGGATTAATAAATGATTCTTCTTCTCCTATGAATATTTCTTGTTGATCAAAATCAATTGAAGTTACTTTAGTCTCCCAAACAAACTCTACACCATGATTGACTAAAAAATCATACCAATTTTTACCTATTTCATGTAAATAATCTGTACCAACGTGCCATACTGGAAATAATCTTAATCCAAAATATGGTTTAATAAAATCTGGTTCTGCTTGAGGATCTGAACATTGCACTTCCTCTGGTTTAGGGTGAAAACGTTTAAAGTTATTGATTACTTCATCAAATAACTCCATTGCTTTATCTTCACCACAATACTTAGACATATGTCCTCCAATTGAAGTATGATAAGTTAATTTACCATCTGACCATCCACCAGCTCCTAAAAAGCCTTCCATTACTTCGGAATATTTTCTATTATATGGATCTTTACCCATATCAATAATAGTAATATCTTCTCCAGGATAACCATTGTCTACAAGTTTAGTTGCTGCGTTTACACCTGCTACACCTGCACCTACAATTACTAATTTTTCTGCCATTTATATTTAATTTAATATTAAAGTACCTTCAAATTTTTCAATACCATATTTTAGTTTAACATTATCATTATATCTATATTTTACGCCTAATTCTCTAACTTTATGAATATTATAAAAACTACACAATTCATTTAATGAATCAAATTGTTTTTTTGTTTCAAATGTTATAGCTCCCTCATTAGAAAATCTGTCTACCCTATATTTAGACCAAGTATTATCTTTTAATAATACTCTACAAATTTCTATTTTTTTCTCATCTTTTGAATAAAACTCCATTTATATTTGATTTTATACTTGAATATACGAACAAAAAGTGACGTCTCCAAATGAAGACGCCACAGATGTCATGTTTTTTTTATTTAAAGCGACTGGCTATGAATCAGTCTATAAATATTTTTATTACCAAGATTGATTATACCAATCTGTACCACTTAAAATTATTCCATATCCTACTTCTAACATTTTTTCAGAAGCTTGACCATCACCATCTGTTGAAACAACTGGAGTGACAGTATAAGGTAAATTAATATTTTGACCATATACACCTAACTGTCCTACTGGAATGTGCCATACTAAAACATTTCCTACTCTTGCGGATTGTCCTGGTTGGTATACTACTTCATCAGCAGGAACAATTACAGTATACACATCTTCTGTCATTGATGGGTGGTGAAACGTTAGGCTTTTTGGTGTTCCATTCCAATCAAATTCTTCTGCAGCACCAGCTTGTGTTTCAGCATTTTCAATATCTGTATTTCCTAAATCTACTAATATTAATCCATAATTTCCATCAGCAATCCCAATTGCTCCTGTTCCTGTTTCACACCTGTTGAATATTCCTGAATTAACAGCTAAGCCATTAGATGCATTACCAATCTGAGCCCCAGAATTTGTAAGTGTTCCCGCTGATGATTGAACGTATTGGTTTGAACTAATATCATATTGAGTAGTACATCCAATACCCTCTGATCTGGGTGAAAAGCTAGTTATATCATTAGTATAAGCTGTTATTGTGTATAATAAATTTGACATTTTTTATAAATTATATATATT